ATTAATATGTTTATCTTTAGATAAACTAATATTATCTTTAAAGTTTTCTTTAATACCCCCCTTAAAGTTTTCTTTAATACCCCCTTTAAGTTTTCTTATATACCTCCTTTCAATTTCTTTAGTATTTCCTTTATAGATGTAATGAGTTGATATATAGCCATTTGCAACTAATTCGCTTACCCATTTAGAAATAGTAACAGTACTCTTACTATAAAGGTTAGAAAAGTATTTATTTGTAGCAAAGCACTCACCATTAATATTAAGTAGTGCAGTTATTTCAGCATATAATAATTTAGCATTTGCAGTTAGATTCTTATCATATCTAACCTCAGCACTTATTATAGCATAGTAGTTTGGTTGTTCTTTCATTGTTTTTAGTTTTAGTTATTTTTTGGTATCTCTAATTCATAGCACTCTGTATAGGTGGACATAACTACAGTCCACTTACTTACCTGTTCGTGAGTAAACCAGCAAAATCTTGCGTATAAGGCGTTCAAGGGCTGTATGAACAAATAGTGCGTAACTTTCTTTTGGGGGTTGTTATGGGCTTTAAAATTAACTCTAAGGGTATTTCCCTCACTCTTTACACCTTTAACATCAATGTAGTGAAATTCACCAATACCTTGCATAATTAAATCAGCCTCAACAACTGGTCTTTCTCCAATCAATGGTGCAGCCTTATATTTGATGCCATTGTTGTTCTCCATTAGATGTCTTGCAATAAGTTCTGCAAATATTCCTAACTGAGATATAGAGTGTTCTTGCTTCCCTCTGTATTTTTCTGTGTTTTTATTATAAACATCAGCAGATAACATACTCCTTACCTTAGCAAGTTCATCAGATAGTTTGATGAAAGTGCTAGGATAAGTTGTTTTTTTCCATTTAATCATTAGAATGGTAAGTCATCATCTGTTTTTGCTGTAGTCTTTTTAGCAGCAGTTTTAGAATCTTTTGGTGGCTCATAAGTATTTACATAAGCATAATGAGTTGCACCTTTTTCAGATGGTTCTCTCCTTTCTGAAATCACCATAGAAATCCAACCATTCTTTGAATTTGCTTGTAGTTCATCCATTTTGAAATTAGCAACCATCATTGTACCATACTTCGTATCAATATTTTTGATACTACTTGGTAAGTAAACCTTCTCTTTCTTGTCTGTCATTTTTTAATTTTTTAATTTTATATAATTTAGTTAATGATTTATTGATTTGTTCTAATTGAGTTTCTAGTCCTAATATTTCTTCATCCACCTCAACTTCAATAACCCTATCTTCTACTCTTTTAAAAGAATCAGTATCTTCAGGATAGTTATTGTAAAAGAACTCAAACTTTCTTGTGTGATGTATAATAGATGCGTGATGCAGGTTTGTTACTCTACCTATCTCACTAAGAGTTAATCCAAACATCTCTCTTAATATGTAGATATACATTCTCTTAGCAAATATAATGTTTTTCTTTCTACTACCCAAAAACATTTCTTCTTTCTTAATGTCGTAAATTTCTGCTAATTCTTCTGTGATTATATTGTGGTAATAATCGCTAAATTTTAATCTTTTTCTTCTCATTTTGTTATAATTTAATTTAAGTCGTACACTATTGTATCAACTATGTCTTGTATGTTTAATCCAATAAAGTCTGCTAATGTCTTAGCGTGAATGAATCTAAGTGATGGTGGATTCTCTATAAACTTTCTACTTGTAGCATAATTAACTCCAAGTATCTTACAAAGTTTTAAATTAGATACACCATATATTCTTAGTAGAGCCTCAAACTCATTTCTGGATTCTCTGATTTGTACTAATGAATATTTATTAGTCATTTGCCTGTAGTTTTTTAGCATACTTTAATAAACTTTCTTTTGGTACTTTAAACTTATGCTTATCTCTGTGGTAGAAATCTATTACCTGCTCTTTGTTCAATACCTTCATTACATCATCTTCAGCAATTTCACCTACAAGCATATCTCCATTCCACACTAAGTAAGTGTAAACCTTAGAGAAATGATTATAAATCTCTATGCCCAAATACTCCATCTTTGAACATTTTTTCCCATTGTTTTCTTGTGTCTTTTTCATATTTGTTTTCATATATTTTAGTTATTATTTCTTCTGCTTCTAGTTCTGTCAAATCATTTATTCTTCCTAGAATATCAGATTTCATTCTTTCTGTAAAAGATGTTAGGTCAATATTACCCTCAATGATAAGCCATTGGGTATCTGTAATACCACTAGGCTCACCATCAAGAATATTATCTATCCAATCATCATTCATTAATCTACAATCTCATCCTGACCAAATACTCCTTGCTCATAGAATCCTGCAATTTTAAGTACAACTCTTGACATTGCTCTCTTTTCAGCCATAGAAACAGGAAACTTCTTACCACCTCCCATTAAGTTGCTGTTAGATGCTTCACCAAAACTCATAGCGTTCTTAACCTCATTACCAACTTTCATTGATGCTGCTGCTCTTAATACGCATATTCCTTTTTCTATATCCATATTGATTACTTCATAAGCAACTGTAATATTGTTTCTTGATACAATCTTATCAATTCCAGTTCTTGTGATAATTACAAACCCTCTCTTGTCTTTGTAAATATCTTCTTCTACTAAACCATTCTCTTTGTAAAGCCTTCTTAAAGCCTCTTTTCTAGTTTCTACAATTGGTTCAGGTTGTTTCTTCAGTTTTTCTTGCATTGTTTTTTTTGTCATTTTGTTATTATTTAATTGATTAATACTCGGTTCTAATTGTTCTTGTTCTTGCATTTTCATTTGCATAAATTCTTCTTTCATTCTTCCCATAATTTTATAGTTTTTAGTTAGTAATTTTGTCTTGTTGGACAATGTAGATAATCATAAGTATTATGATTGTAGGTACTGCGATTAGTGTTTCCATTTAGTTTATTGTTTTAGTTATTAATTGAAGCAAAGATATAAAATTGGAACTACCCACCAAAACATTTTTAACAATTTTTTGATAAATGTTTACTTGCTAGAAGTAAATTGTATGAAAATTATGTGATATTTTAGAAATAATGCACCAAACGAGCCACTTGCCCACTTGTTTTTTCGTGCAAAAATCCTTCAACTGCTTTAGGAACTCCAACATATCCTTTTCTTGAGTGCCAACTATCAGTTCCTGATGGACTACGCATATACTCTACAGTAACTCCTATAAAGTCTTTAGCATCTAGCCACTTATGCTTAACTTTGTGGTGTAAATGATGTAGATACCAATATCTATATTTAGTTTCACTCCACATTATTGGTTTTTCTTGAGCCATCATTAAAGGTAAGTTTGCCATCTTAGCACCATCTCCATGCTCTAAGCCGATTAAGTTCTTACCATACTTATAATACTTTCTATGTGCTACACTAATATCAAAAGTAATATCTCTGTCGTTTCTAAACCAACTCTTTAATGCGTGTGCCAAATGAAATCCACTCTGATAATCGTGATTACTCATTGAATGAACAACATCTACAGGTGCTATCTCTCTTAGCATTTCCACACACTTAACATATAGTGCTAATGCAACTTCAAAGTGTTCCCACCACTTACCATCTACATCCTGCCCTGTACCTGCTGTAGTTTGATTATATACATTATCAATATGTAGAACATCATTACCTATGCAGAATAATATCCTTTCTACCTCAAAGCCTTCTGCCTTATATATAAGTCCCTGTAAGCCCTCTAAAACACGCATACAGGCAGTTTCAACATCATACCCATCACCAGTTTCAACTCCATTAGCATATTTACCTATATGTATGTCTGCAGGATTTATTACTAATAAATGATTAGCATCTTTATTATCTCTTTTTACTGAAGGATAATAAGGTGAATGATTTTCAATGAAGTCGCTAATCTTATCTAGCATATCATTTTCATTAGCATTTATATCCTCTTTGGTTACAATACTAAATCTGTATTCACCACTAGCAGATTGCCAATGCTTAACACTAACAACATCATCTTTCTTTATACCCCTCTCTGAAAGGTGTATATCTAATGCTGTATTCCCATTAATGTTTGTTGTACTTTCTGCTCTGTTTTCATAAACCATCTCAACTTCTTCTTTAGACAGTCTAAGTCTTTTACCATATTTCTTCATAGTTTTTATGTATTGGTTATGATGCAATTATACAAAAAAAAATGCTTATATAATACAAAAGTGAGATGTTTTTAAACATCCCACTCTTGAAAACTATAAACAATGAAAACAAAGATAGGCACAACCCTACCTAAGTTATGCAAAGATAATTATTTTTTACAATTATCAGTACAATTACATTTATTTTTTTCAAATACCGAAAAACATAATGGTAAAACACCTAATCCAGTCAATATCAAAGCATTAGTATCAATACCATTTTTCTCAATGTATAAACTTGCAGCAAGTACTATCACTCCACTAATGGTTCTTTTACTACTCCATTTACCTTTTGTGTCTGTAAAAAGTTCTTTTACTGCTTTTAACAATTCTGTTATTGGTGTTATGCCTCCCTTCATTAGCATAGACCCTATCCATTTCTGAAACACTATTTCTTTTTTGTATAATTAGGCACTAATGCATCAATAATTGTGTCTAACCATCCAAAAATCTTGTTGTCTTTTTCTGTTGGAGTTAAATTAGTAATAACTTTAGCGAAAGCCATTATTCCAATTAATAATTCAACCCAGTTTTCTGTAATAAAATTCATAATATATATTTAATTAATTAATATTCTAGTTAATATAACCAAATCACAGGACTTGGTTTATCGTAAACATCTATATCTACATGAATAAATGATTCATGCAATCCAAACCTCTCAAAATCTGCAAAAACTAAAGCATCCATCATAATTGCCCTAGTGTTACTCCCTTCACATTTAATATCCACAGCCAATCCTTTTATATGTGATGAGGTTGGATTTTTCTTACTTTCAGGATGGTTCTTACATCTATAACCACTAGATATTACAAATGGTATTTTTGCAAATTCTCTAGCCTTATCTAAAGATTGTAATAACTCATCACTAATAACAGTTTCACCACACCCACACTTACAAGTGAACTCACTTCTCTTAAAATGCTTTAAAGTCATTTTATATAATAAATTACACAGTAACGCAAACAAACTCAATATCAATAGCATCTGTATCTGCATCAGCAGCGATTTGTGTTATATCAGTAAAAGCCCCAAAAGTCATACTAGATGCTACTGCATCAACCTCATTATCCATTAATAAGAAAGATTCTCCTGCTTTTATTTTAATAAAGAAAGAGTCTGCTGTTCCTTTAACTCTTAATGTTAAGAAGTTAGTGTCATCTAAATTCTTAATTCTGAAATACTTGTAATTAGTTATATCTGCTATACCTGCCCTATCTGCTGCACCGAAATTTATTATATCAGTAAAAGCACCTTCTTCCCCTACTGCAATAGTCATTATTCTTTGATAAACCTCACCATTATCTGTATAGGTTTTATTCATTGTGTTACCATAAGAAACACCATTTAGAGTGTATTGCTCTGTTATTGTTACTGTTAAATTTGCTGCTGTTACTGTTGTTGCCATAATTTTTTATTTTTATTTTTTATAAGTTTGATAAGTAATCGTTTACATTAGT